TGGGATAACCCAGCCAATCACTATAAGACTGAATATGAATTTGTGCGTGATGAAAAAGCTATTTCTGAAATGAAACAGGTGCGCTTACTCGAGCTTGATGCTTGGGGCTGTACATCGCGTGGGCAAGCACAACGAGCAGGCCTGTGGGCTTTAAAGTCTGAACAACTTGAAACACGTACTGTGACTTTTAAAGTTGGATTAGACGGCCATATTCCTTTGCCAGGTAAAGTGATTGAATTTGCGGATCCTATTTTTGCTGGAAGAGCAAACGGTGGTCGCATTTCAGCAATTTCAGCAGATCGAAAAAGCATTACTCTTGACCGTGATGATGTGGTCGCAGTAGCGGGTGATAGACTCATCGTTAATGGAGAAAACGGGAAAGCTCAAACTCGTATTGTTCAATCAATTGTAGGTAGAGTCATAACTGTTACTGTAGCTTTTGATGAAATTGCACCTCAAAACGTTTGGGTTATTGATGCTCAAGATTTGGCAACGCTTAAATTTAGGGTTTTGTCAGTAGTTCAAAGTGATTCACATCAATTTACTATTACAGCGCTTGAATACAATCCGAAAAAGTTTGATGCAATCGATCATGGCGCTCATTATATCGATGTGCCAATTTCAATTGTTAATCCCAATATTCAAGAACCAGTTTCAAATATTGTTATTACAAGCGAAGATCGGGTGGATCAAGGTATTAATGTTGCCACCATGGTTGTGTCTTGGACGCAAGCAAAAGGTGCGGTTAAGTATCTGGTTGAATGGCGGAAAGATGATGGTAGCTGGATTAAGCTGCCAGTTACTGGCAATAACTCAATTGAGTTGCCGGGTATTTATGCTGGTAACTATCAAGCACGAGTAACAGCGATTTCAGCATTTGAGATAGCTTCTTTACCAGTTTATTCAACTTTGACTGAACTCTCTGGTAAGCAGGGTTTACCTCCAAAATTGGCATTTATCCAAGCGACAGGAATCTTATTCGGTATAAAACTTGATTGGGGCTTCCCTGCAACTGGTGCTCTAGATACAGCTTATACAGAGATTCAGGTTTCACCGGATGGTACTAGCAACATTGCTCAATTGGGCTTATTCGCTTATCCAACAACGACTCATACTCTGCAAGGTTTACAGCCAAATCTGACTCAATTTTATCGGGGGCGTTTGATTGATAGGATTGGAAATATTGGGCCATGGTCGGATTGGACTCATGCGACAACTTCTGCCGATGCAACAGATGTTCTTGAGCTTTTAAATGATCAAATCAGTGAGTCTCAGCTCAACCAGGATCTTAAAACCAAGATTGATCATATTGAGACTATTGATGCTGAAATAGGTCCACTTAAGCAAGATATTCAAAATACGAAAGATCAAATAGCGCAGGAAGTTAGAGACCGTCAAAACGCTGTTCAACAGGCTGTAGATCAGGCAAATAGTGGTATTGCTTCAGAACGTGAAGCTCGAATTAATGAAATTAATGCAACAAACCAGTTAATAGCTCAGGAAGTACAGGATCGTATCAATGCTGATTTTTCTGAGCAAAGTGCACGAGAAGCTGCAATTCTCAATGAAGCAAAGTTACGTGACACTGCTATCAGTTCTGAACGCGAAGAAAGAATCACAGGTGATTCTCATCTTGCTCAAAGAATTGATACTGTTAGCGCAAGTTCTTCAGATAATGCAGCCGCAATTCAACAAGAAGCGACAGCACGTACTGAAGCTGATAGTGCATTGGGTCAAAGAATTGATACTGTGGTTGCGCTAGTCGGTGGTAACACAGCGGCAATACAACAGGAAGCAATAGCCCGTGCTGATGCTGACTCTGCAAATGCATTATTAATTGAAACAGTGAGAGCTGAGTCAGTTGAAAATGATGTTCAAACTCGCGCACTAGTTACAAATGAAAGTAATGCGCGAATTGATGCAGATAAAGCATTGGCTGAACGTGTAACAGGTGTTGAGGTCGTAACTAAACCAGCGTTGATTGGCTCAGAATCTGAATTAATCGGCAATGATGGTGGTTATGCGGGTGTCTGGTCAATTTTATCTGCTGTACAAGAAGGAGATTTATTACAAGCAAAACGTACAGATCAAGTAATTGTTTCTATAAATCAAAATGCTGCAAGCATAAATTCAGAGCAAATTGCGCGTATTGAGGGCGACAAAGTTATTGCTAAAGCTCTAACTGATTACAGTGCAAGTAATGATCAGGCTCTTGCGAATGTTCGACAAAGTGCTGAATCAGCCGTGTCTAAGTCTGAAAGTAATGCTCAGGCTTTAACTGCACTCGACAGTCGTGTGAATATAGCTGCAACAGATGCAAGTGAAGCAAAGCAGAATGCAGCAAGTGCGATAAGCAAAGCCGAAATAGCCGTATCACAAGCTGATTCAGCGGCATCGATTGCACAACAAGCACATGCAGAAGCATCTGCAGCAAGTTCAACTGCAAGTAATGCAGTTAATACGGCAAATGGTGCAGCAGCTAATGCGAATGAAGCGAAAACGAATGCAGCAACCGCATTATCTCAATCGAGTGCAGCAGCTTCTCAATCAGCTGCCAATGCAGAGCAGATCCAGTCTATTAAAGTCGATTTGGGGGGCAAGGCAAGCACTGGTGCACTGGAGCAAGTCAAATCTGATGTGAGAGACGTTGATAATAAGATCACTGCTCAAACAACTCGTATTGACGGTGTTTACGCTCAACTCAACCCGCCTTTGATTGGTTCAGAATCTGAATTGGTAGGTAATGAAGGAGGTTATGCGGGTGTCTGGTCAGAGCAATCGGCGCGTATTGAAGGTGATCTTGCTGTAAGTAAGCGAGTTGATTCGACCAATGCAGAATTGGGTAATTTACAAGCTTATGCGCGACAAGAGGTCGAAGCACGAATTGAGGGCGACAAGGCAACAATTCAAAAGATTGATACTTATATTGCTAGCAATGATAGTGCTTTAGCCACGGTACGCCAATCTGCACAAGTCGCGGTAGATCAGTCTTCGGCAAATGCTGAAGCAATTGATTCAATTAATCTTGAGCTTGACGATAAAGCTTCAACTGGTGAACTTGAGCAAGTTAAGTCTGATATTAAGAATGTAGATGACAAAGTTATTGCCCAAACTACAAGGATTGATGGAGTTTACGCCCAGCTCAACCCGCCGTTAATCGGCTCAGAATCCGAGTTAATTGGTAATGAGGGAGGTTATGCAGGCGTATGGACCGAGCAATCTGCTCGTATCGAAGGTGATTTGGCCCAATCTAAACGTACAGATCAAGTTGTTGCAACGATTAAAGAAAACGATGCTTTATACAAGCAACAAATCAAAGCGAATGCTGATGCTGTTTCTGCAAACGTGCAAGCAACAACAACCTTGCAAACAACCGTAGGTCAAAACACCGCATCAATTCAGGAGGTGAGCGAATCAGTAAACGGCTTGTATGCGCAAAAGTACATCAAGCTTGACGTAAACGGCAAAGTTGCAGGATGGGGCGGTGCTAACGATGGCAAAGAATCTGATTTTATTCTGAACTTTGATTCATTTGCGATTGGTTCAGGTGATAGCACTGGTTATTACCCATTCATTTTCCGCAATACGCCTTACACCGACCCAAACACAGGCACGGTATTTCCGGTAGGGGCTTATCTCAAAACCGCATTTATGGATTATGCATCTATTGATACGTCCCATATTAAAGACTTGGCTGTGAAATCTGCGCAGATTGATAATTTGGCGGTGACTAGTGGGAAGATTGATGATTTGGCGGTGACTACGCTAAAAATTCAAAATGAAGCAGTTACAGTGCCAATTGGAGTCTCAAACCCAAATATTGTACGGACCACTGGGAATTTTTTCCCGCAATACTTTGATTTCACTGCTCAATTGACCGAGTGGGAAGCAAAGTTTAGCCCGCTTGCGACGATAACGCTAAATAGACAAGGAGGGCAATGCAGATTTGATGCTTCTTGTAATGTAGCAGCATCTGCATATTTGACTGCTTATGCTCAAGACAACGGCAATCTTAGTGAAAATGACAGATTGATGCTCAGATTAGTGCTTTCTGTATACAAAGGGTCTGTTCTGGTGGGGCGAGCGGAAGTGCCGCCGACACAAGTGCTTGGTCAATCTGGATTCTATTTTGAAGGAGCTATAAACGCTCTTGCGATAATAGACACTGATAACACAATTGGTACTACGACTTACACTCTTAAGCTTGGATTTGCAAATAGAGGGAGTAGAGCAATAAGAGTTGTATTGAATCACCCATCAGGTGTATTCGGTGTGAATAACATTCGTTTTGTTGCGCTGGAGCTGAAAAAATGACAGCAATTATTTCAAAAAATGGCGAAATTCTTCAGATGATTTATGCAAATGAAGAAACAGTTGTTTTAAACACCCCGAAAGATGGAGTTGCGGTTGATGACCCGCCAAGCTCAAATATGTTTTATCAGGGTGGGTGGGTAGAGATGCCTGCTCAGCCATCCCCGTACCACATATTTAACTATGACATAAAGCAATGGATTGACCCTCGCACCCTGGATGAAATCAAAGCCCAGAAGTGGGCCGAGATTAAAGTCATGCGAGATCAACTTGAGTTTGGTGGTTTTGAGTTTGAGGGCAATATTTATGACTCAGATCAAGTGTCACAAGGTCGTATCATGGGTGCGGCTGCTGCGGAGGTAGATCAAACATGGACACTTGCAGATAACTCAACAGTTGAATTGACAGCGCAGCAGCTTAAAGAGCTTTACGCTGCTTTGCAGGCACATATTGCAGGCGTTCACGAAAGAGGGCGTATTGCACGACAGAAAATTGAAACTGCTTTGACATATGAAGAAATTGAAGCAGTAAATTTTTAATTTAGAAATTTCTTAGATAGCAACCAACTGGGTGCTTTTTTATTGCCGAAATTAGGGGGCTGCATGGCAGACAATCAGCAAATTATAGATACATCGACCGCTTTGGCGGCCAGTAAGGGTGCAACATACGGGGGAAGTGTGGCAGGAGCAGTTTCGGCGTGGATCGGGTCAATCGATTTAGCATTTTGGGTCAGTATCATCATTGGTTTAGCTGGTTTTTTAATGAACTGGTATTACGCCAAAAAGAAAAATAAGCGCGATGAAATTGCACTGAAAGCTTATTTAGAAAGCTTAGAAAAGAAAGGTGACTGTAATGTCAAACAAGACTAAATATATTGCAGCAGTCTTAGCAGCTTCGGCTGCTTTTTTTGTGGGCGTAAAAAACGATGAAGGGTTTACATCAAAGCCAGTAATACCCGTTAAAGGGGATCGGCCAACACAGGGCCATGGTTCAACATTCAAGCCAGATGGCTCACCTGTAAAAATGACAGATCCACCAATTACACGTGCGACAGCAGACAAGTGGTTACGAAATGATGTGGCTAAACGTGAAGTGACATTTAAGGATTCATTGAAGGGCGTGAAATTATCACAAACTGAATATGACCTTTACTTGGATTTTTCATATCAGTACGGGGTACCAACATTCGCAAAATCATCAATGCTTAAACACTTGAAAGCTGGTCAATATAAAGCGGCTTGCGACTCATTACTTAAATATAAGTACGTTGCAAAGCGCGATTGCTCTATTCGTAAAAATGGATGCTATGGCGTCTGGACTAGACAGCTTGAAAGACATGCTAAATGTATAGGAGCGCAGTGATGTGGATTGTATTTGCTGCTAAATATTGGCGAGAAATCATTATTGTGTTTCTCGCTTTTTTATTGGCCATATCTTTGGCCGTACTCAATTACAAAACTGGTCAGCTAAAAGAAGCTGAACAAAAGTGTCAATCTCAGATCCAAGAGATTGAGCGCAAGAATTTGAAAGCTCTTGCAGAAAAGCAAAATCAGATCAATAAAGTGAGCGCAGACTATGAACAAGTCAAAGCAGAGCAAAGCACCAAAGTCGAATATATTGAGCGTGAAGTGCAAAAGATCGTGGAGCGTCCTGTTTATAAGTCTAGCTGTATTGACGATGCTGGGGTGCAGCAACTCAATGAACTCATTAAAGCCGGTAATACCAGCTAATCTTATTCAACCATGCCCAAATCTAAATGAATTGGCGGGAACAACGGGCAAAGATTTAATGATCTGGTCAGTTGATACAGTTGCAAAATATAATGATTGCAAAGCAAGACACGGTGCGATTGTGAAGGCTCTTGAGTAAGAGCCTTTATTAAAGTGCAATTATTTGCTCAATAATCTGGATAATTGCACATTTTGAGCAAAGTTTTTCTCATTTCATATTCTCTCGAGGTTTTATCATGCAGCAATTAATGATCATGGTTTCGGAAGCGGGCAGGATGGAGAATACTTGCAATCTACCCGCTGACTTAGATAAGAATGGGAATGTTGTTAAAATCTACGACTATTCATTAAAAGAGTTGCCGATTAATTTGGACGGCACCGTGACTTACAACGGTAAAAGATGGACCTTTGATAAGAAGCAAAATTACCTCTAAACCTGTGGATAAATAGCGCATTACGCCAAATATACGCCAAAATATATATAAGTTATTGATTTTATAAAATAGATTGGTGCGCCCGGCGGGGATCGAACCCACGACCCCAGGCTTCGGAAACCTGTACTCTATCCAACTGAGCTACGAGCGCACATGTGTGGGGCACATCATAGGAAAAAAACACCGGTAGGTAAAGCACGAAATACGTACCAAGTGAGTTTAATGCTTAATTAAACAGCAGCTTGTTCTATTTTAGATGCGTTGCTGAATAAGCTGAATTGAATAATTAATAGAATGGAGCGTATGTGCTAGCTCATGAGGAGGAATACGTGATTCCTGCAAACTGGTAATCCATTGCATTTGGCACATTTTAAGTTCTTGAAGTGTTTTTATTTGCTCTATTTTTTGAATAAGTGGCTTTGCCATAAGGCCACAGTATTGGCTTAAGCTTTGCTTCATCAACTGTTGTATTTCTTCAAAAGAGAGCTGTTGAACTGGAATGCTTGGTTGGTTATTTTCAATATTTGAAGGCGCAGACGTTGATTGAGGAACCTGAATTTCTCCAACTAAATCATTACTTTTATTCTCATCAACATTTTTTTGATGTATTTCTTTAGTTGTTATAGATGACTCTTGGGGAGATATTTGTTCAGGTAACTCTGAATAATTTTCACTAGAAGGTGCAATTAGTTTTAAGTCAATGAGCTGTTGTATCAGTTCTGGTGGGGCGATCCGCTTTTTAAACTCGGTATCGAGACTTTGAAAATCTTCATGGTCTATTAATAGAAGTAAACGTCTTTGTTTTGCATTTAACGTAATATTACGTTGTTGAAGCGCAACTCTTCCCAAATTGGTTCGATAAAAACCAGACAT